AAAGATACTGTGAAAGCAGTGGCAGAAGAATTAGAAGTTAAACCATCATTGATTAATAAAGCAATTAAAATTGCACACAAAGGTGAATGGCACAAATATTCTGATGATTTTGATTCATTAGAAAACCTAATTATTGCAGTTGGCAAAGACAAATAAAATAGTTAGATACTTTAAAGAGTCATACAAGCAAGACAAATTGTGCTTTTGGTTAGAAATGATCAGCACACTTGTGAATATTATTGCAAGTATGACGTTGGCACTCAATGCCACCAACCCCGATATGCGTATGGTCTATCCATTTTTCATAATAGGTTCAGCACTAGCCATATTCACTTTTTACAGAAGAAAATTAGTTTGGCCCACAATGTTGGTTAGTTATTTCCTTTGTATGAATATTCTTGGGTTTGGTATAGCAATGAGGTATTGGTAATGAAATATATGGTTGACATTGACGGAACAATTTGCTATAATGAAAATAGCAACTATGTAGACAGTAAACCAGATCTTGTTCGCATAGCAAAACTAAATGCACTGTATGATAAAGGACACGAAATTCATTATTGGACAGCAAGAGGTGGTAACTCAGGCAAAGACTGGACTGAACTTACACATCAACAACTAAAAGATTGGAATGTTAAACACAGTTCAATCACAATGAAAAAACCAGTTTATGATGTCTGGATAGACGATAGAGCCATAAATGCTACAGACTTTTTTGGCGGTTATGAATTAAGGAGCAAAGATGAAGGGATTTAAAATACCACACGTAACATTTAGAGTAAGAGACGGCGATATTGCACCAGATGGTGGATGCACATTTGAAGAAGGTTGTTGGTCTGACAAAACAACTCAAGACTATTTTGCAGGTAAAAGAGTTGTGCTATTCAGTTTACCAGGAGCATTTACTCCAACTTGCACATCAAAACAATTGCCAGGATTTGAATCAAATGCAGACAAAATTAAAAGCATGGGTATTGACGAGATTTATTGTTGTTCAGTGAATGATTCATTTGTGATGAACGCATGGGCAGATTCGTTAAAATTAAAAAATGTTAAAGTGATTCCAGATGGTTCAGGTAATTTCACAAGATTTATGGGAATGTTGATTGGAAAGAACCACGTAGGGTTTGGAAATAGAAGTTGGAGATATATGGCAGTAGTTAACAACGGTGTTGTAGAAGCATGGTGGCAAGAGCCAGGTATAAACAACGATGGTGAGGACAGCGATCCTTATATTGAATCTACTCCAGAAAACATGATGCATTATTTAGAATTGCAAACTAGCCTTGATGCAGGCATGAACACAATGGTAGGGATTGACGTTGAATCTTTAGAAAATGAAATTTAATGAGAATTGATTATAACATACATTTAGATTATTCAGATGTATTGCTACAACCTAAAAGATCCACATTAAATTCAAGACGTGACGTTGACATTTTAAGAAAATTTAAATTTAGAAACAGTGGTAAAGAATTATCATATGTTCCTATTGTAGCATCCAATATGGATGGTGTAGGAACTTTTTCTATGGCAAGAGTACTACAAGAATATAAAATGCTTACAGTAATTAGAAAGCATTATACATTAGATGATTGGAAGCAGGCGGCAGGCACAGGACTTAAATTTAAATATGTTTCTGCCTGTGTAGGCACTGGAGCAATACACAACGAAGATGCTACAGATTACCAAACATTAAAACAAGTGATGTCATCATTTCCTGATATACCTTGTATAACAATTGATGTTGCGAATGCTTATCATGAATCATTTGTAGACTTTGTAACAAAAATTAGAGACGAGTATCCAGAAAAAGTTATCATTGCTGGTAATGTTGTCACACCCAACATGACAGAAGAATTAATTATTAAAGGTGCTGATATTGTGAAAGTTGGAATTGGTCCAGGATCAGTATGTACCACAAGAACACAAACAGGAGTAGGTGTTCCACAATTTTCAGCAATTATGGAATGTTCAGATGCCGCAAATGGTGTTGGTGGTCATATTATTGCAGACGGAGGTTGCACACAACCAGGTGATGTTGCAAAAGCATTAAGCGGTGGTGCACATTTTGTTATGCTAGGTGGAATGTTAGCAGGACATGATGAATCAGAATTAGAGTTAAAAGATGGTAAAAGAGTGTTTTATGGCATGGCTTCACAGACAGCATTAAACACACACGGACAAAGAAAAGACGGATACAGAGGCGTAGAAGGCAAAACAGTAACACTAGAAGATAAAGGCCCAGTCAGAGAGACTGTTGAACAGTTATTAGGTGGAGTAAGAAGCACTTGCACTTATATTGGAGCAAGACGTATCAAAGATATGCCTAAAGCGGCACACTTTGTAAGAGTGAACAATGTAATCAACAGAGTATTTGATAGATATGAAACAAATTAATTTATGAAAAAGGTAACAACAGGCAAAAATCTAAAATGGCTAGCAACCGCAGTATTAATCATAGGCACTTTTATAAACGCAGGATTTCCTGAATTATATCCTGTAGGTCCATTGCTTTTGGCTTTGGGTGGAATAATTTGGTTAATAGTATCCTTTCTTTGGAAAGAACCGGCACTGATTGTAACAAATTTAGTATTGACAGCAATGGGTTTCGGAGGTATACTATTATATTATATAAAGTAAGGAAGAATCATCCACAATTGATTTTAGGTATTTTGTCAGCCACAAATGACAAAAAGGAGAATAAATGAGTTACATAGACGGATATTTTGACAGAAACTCTGACATCATCAGAGTTGTTGAACGACAAAACAAAGAAAGGGTATTCAAAGAATATCCAATCAAATACACATTCTATCATGAAGATCCAGGTGGAAAGTTTAAAAGTACCACCGGTAAACCTTTAAGTAGAATTGTTTCAAAGAACTCAAAAGATTTTCACAAAGAACTTGCAATTAACAGAAACAAAACATTATTTGAATCTGATATAAATCCTATCTTTCAATGTTTAAGTGAAAACTATCTTAATCAAGATGCTCCTGATTTAAATATAGCATTTTTTGATATTGAAACAGATTATGATCCTGAAAGAGGATTTAGTCAACCCAGTGATCCTTTCATGCCAATCACAGCAATCACCGTTTCGTTACAATGGTTAGGCACTATGGTTACATTTGCCATACCACCTAAAACAATGGGCATAGAAGAAGCCAAAGAAACTACAAAAGGCATAGACAATGTGTATCTGTATAAAGATGAAGCAGATATGATCAAAGCATTTTTAGATATTATTGAAGACGCTGATGTAATATCAGGGTGGAATTCAGAAGGTTACGACTTACCATATATCATAAACAGAATTAAAAAGGTAATGAGCAAAGATGACACAAGACGTTTATGTTTGTGGAAACAAATGCCTAAGAAAAGAACTTTTGAAAGATATGGTAGAGAACAAGAAACTTATGATTTAGTTGGCAGAGTACATTTAGACTCATTGGAACTTTATAGAAAATACACTTACGAAGAACGACATTCATATAGATTAGATGCTATTGGTGACCATGAAATAGGTGAGACTAAAACTGTGTATGAAGGAAGTTTAGATCAACTTTACAATCAAGACTTTAGAACATTCATAGAATACAACAGACAAGACGTGGCACTATTGGATAAGTTGGATCGTAAGTTAAGATTCATAGCATTATCAAATGAACTAGCACACAGTAACACAGTTTTACTACAAACCACTATGGGTGCAGTTGCAGTTACAGAACAAGCAATTATAAATGAAGCACACAGACGAGGTGTACAAGTACCAAATAGACCAAAAAGAGATGACAACTCAACATCAGCCGCAGGTGCTTATGTGGCATATCCTAAAAAAGGATTGCACAAATGGATTGGTTCGATGGATATTAATTCGCTGTATCCGTCTGTGATTAGAGCTTTAAACATGGCTCCTGAATGTGTAATGGGACAACTGAGACCAACATACACAGATGAATACATTGATGAACAAATGACATTGCAAAAAAAATCATTTGCAGGTGCATGGGAAAATCATTTTGGATCATTAGAATATGACGCTGTAATGGAAAAAAGAAAAGATATCAGTATTAATGTGGATTGGGAAGATGGAAAAGTAGACATAATGAGTGGTGCTGAAATCTATAAGATGATTTTCGATAGTAATAATCCTATGATGATAAGTGCAAATGGAACAATATTCACAAGCGAATTTGAAGGTGTTATTCCTGGATTACTTAAACGTTGGTATAGTGAACGTAAAGATATGCAGTCTATGTTAAAGAAAGCCAAAGAAGCAAAGAACGAAGCAGAAATGGAATTCTGGGATAAAAGGCAACTGGTTAAAAAGATTAACTTGAACAGTTTGTATGGTGCTATTCTTAATCCAGGTTGCAGATTCTTTGACAAACGTATTGGACAATCAACAACATTATCAGGCAGACAGATATCTAAACACATGGCATCCAAGATCAATGAAGTGATAACTGGCGAGTATGATCATGTAGGCAAAGCATTAATTTATGGTGACACAGACTCGGCTTATTTTTCAGCATATGAAGTTCTTAAAAAGGAAATAGATGCGGGACAAATACCTTGGACAAAAGAAAGTGTTGTAAAACTATATGATCAAGTTGCTGGAGAAGTGAACAATTCATTTAAAAAATTTATGGGTCAGGCATTTCACTGTTTGAAATCAAGAGCAGAAGTAATTCAAGCAGGTAGAGAATCTGTAGCAACATCAGGCTTGTTTATCACAAAGAAAAGATATGCGATATTGATTTATGATTTAGAAGGATTTAGAGCTGATCAAGACGGCAAGGCAGGCAAAATTAAAGCAATGGGACTAGATTTAAAAAGATCAGACACACCTGTGTATATTCAGAACTTCTTATCTGAATTACTATTAATGGTGTTGTCCGATAACACAGAAGAACAAGTGTTGGATAAAATTACACAATTTAGAAATGAATTTAAAACAAGACCAGGCTGGGAGAAAGGATCTCCACGTAGAGCAAACAACATAGGTGAATATTCTAAAAAAGAAGCAAGACTGGGCAAAGCAAACATGCCTGGACACGTAAGAGCAAGTATTAACTGGAACACACTTAAACGTATGAACAGTGACAAGTATTCGCAAGAAATTATGGATGGTATGAAAGTAATTGTTTGTAAATTAAAAAAGAATCCATTAGACTTTACCAGTGTTGCGTATCCTGTGGATGAATTGCGTATTCCAGAATGGTTTAAAGAATTGCCATTTGATGATGCTACAATGGAAAGCACAGTGATCGATAATAAACTTGGTAACTTGCTTGGAGTATTAGGTTGGGACATTAAGTCAACCGAAAGTAATAACACATTTAACAATCTTTTTGATTTTGGAGGATAGATGTCTACACACGGAATGATAGATTTGGAAACATTGAGCACCAGACCAGATGCTACTTTGTTAACATTGGGTGCTATAAAATTTGATCCATACTCAGATGCAGAACCAAATGCAGGATTGTACCTAAGAGTAGATGTTGATGAACAAAGTGCATTGGGTCGTCATGTTGATGAAAACACTTTAGAATGGTGGGGTCGACAAGATGAAAAAATTAGAGATGAAGCACTAGGAGATGAAGATAGAGTTTCATTAAACAGTATGGTAAAACAATTAAACAAATGGTGTGTAGGCATAGACGAATTATGGTGCCAAGGTCCACTTTTTGATTACGCCATATTACAGAATTTGTATGCTCAACTAGGGCAACCTTGTCCTTGGAACTATTGGCAAATTAGAGATTCAAGAACTCTGTTCAATATGTTACCAAAAGATCCAAGAAAAGACATACAGATGTCACTTCACAATGCATTGGCGGATTGTTATTTCCAAGCCAAAAGTGTGCAGAAGGCTTATAAACATTTTGGAGTGAAGTCAAGATGGAACAATTAGTAGTTGACTTTTCAACAAAACC